TTTCAGAACCAGCCCCACAAAGCCCTTCAGGGGTCCGTCTGTTCGCAATGCGCCGCCCGTTTTTCGGGCGCGTGTCCTGAAAGACAGTCCAATGATCGCTCTGGGCGGAACAAGCGATAAGAGCAAGGGCTTCTTGGTACAGTTCAAGTCGAAGCATATCGGCATGGTACAGCGTCAGCTCGGAATACCTGCGGATAAGGACTACACGGAGAGCGGAAAGAAACGTTGGAAACCGAACGAGAAGCTGGCAACACTGTCCAGCCCTTCCGGCTCTGCGATGCACCATACCGTGTGGGAG